CCAAGGCCGAGGCGGCCGATTTCGAATGTGTTGGCGTCGACAACGTTGAACTTTTTGATTGGATTAAAAATAATCTTTCTCCAGATCAATTGATCCTTGAGTTCTACACTCCAGGTGAACCTAACTCTGGATGGATACATTGCTCATGGATTGAGGGCACACCAAGAGCATCATTCTTGCATGCTTTTAAAGAGGGTGGTAAAACCAAATACAAACCAATATTAGGAAACGCAAAAGATATTTTTAAATGAGAATACAAGCAGAAATAGTTAATGGTAAATGTCCAACATGTGAAGAATACACACCATTAGTAGGATTAACCAAACAATTTTACAGATGCATGACTTGTGGTGCAGACCTAGAGCAACATGTGAATGGTGTTATAAGTTACATACCACGTTTGCATAAACACTCATTAAAATCAGAAGTAGACAAATATTTCGATGGCGAAGCGTAAATTTATTCATTTCGTACCACGTCCAAAACCTCGTAAACGTCCTCGAAGACATACAAAATCACTAAATAAATCAAAGAAAAGATCATATAAAAAATACAACCGACAAGGGAGAAAACAATAGTTGACAAACATCCCCTAACATCCTATATTTAAATTAGAAAGGAACTTATGACAGAGATAAAAGATGATATAAAACATGTGATTGATGAGAACAAAGCAAGAGCTTATCAGGAACAAAAAGAGATGAGAGATGATGTTGCATTTTATGTGTTTAATTGTGATGCACTTAAATTACAAAAGATGTACCAAACAATGAAGGAGTTAAAAGATGAAAAAAATAACTCTTAACGTTGATGGTATAACACAGAAACAGTGGGCTAATTTTGTATTAGAGCTTAACATTATGAAAAAAGCATGGAAACCTTATGGTGTTAATGTTAAAATGTTAGGTCCAGGTATTAAAAGAATAATTGAGTGGGGTAATAAGAGCGCTGAAATTACAAAACACAGAGTCTTAAAAGATGACAAATGGACCTCATAATATTAAACGACAATCTGTATCAACTGATACCAGTTACAAAACAGATAATGGATGGAATAGTTTTGACAAGCGAGGTTGATTGCTTTGATCTGTGTGACATACTCAGATTAAAATTAACTGGTTATGTTGATACACTCAATCTACATATGATGAAAGATGGCACTGGTGCTCTATTTGGTTGTATGTGTAGATAATTAAATAGTATTCTGTGGAGTACAATAAAACTTAACATATATGTTGTGTTTATTTACCTCTTCGGGTCCTATCTCTTTCATTTTCTTTTCCGACTCCTTATAACCAAACATCAAGCAATCATACTGACTATTAAATAGTTCAGGCCATTGGTGGGGCGGCATACATATTTGTTGCGTTTGCGAACAAAGAATTAATGCTAAAACAAATTTCATACTTGACAATCCTATAATATCACCTATATATGGGCTATTAATATGTGAAAGGAAACTATGACCGATATAAGTAAATACAGAAATGTTTCTCTAACAAAAGAAACATACGCTACTTTAGATAAGTTATCAAAGGTATTATTGCCCGATGCTAAATTATCTATTGCAAAGACAATTGAGTCGATTGCAAATGAAAAAGTAAAGAAATTAAATGGTAAAATGAAAGGAAACAAATAATGTTTGTAATTAGTGATGAACAAAGAAAACAATTATTACAATACCTTATGGCTAGACCATACGCAGAAGTAACACAAATGGTGGCACTTTTAGCTTCACTGAAACCATTGGAGTCAGATGACAAGTCAAAAAAAGATCTGTCCTAATTGTCAGGGTAATGGTTTTGTCAAAACACACAAAGCCGATAACCCTGCAAACGACACAGTGATGCAATGCACAATATGCAACTCAAGAGGAGAAGTACATGATAAAGAGTTTGATGAGTATTTTGATACTCACCCTTTGCTTAAGTCATTGCACGACAAACGACTTCATTAACGTTGGTGCAGCTTTTTATGGTGGTATGAAAGAGAAACCTAACCCAATGGGTTTGATAAAATTAATGAAGAAGAAAGATAATGATTCCAGAAACAGATAGAGCATATATTGCAGGTTTATTTGACGGTGAGGGCTCAATACATTTTAAACGTGGTATAGAGAAGAAAAAGAAACACAAGAATAAACCGGGGTACAGACTATCAAATAGTCTAAGACTATCCATGGAGATAACCATGACTGACAGATCTGTATTGGAATGGGTGCACGAGGTTTTAGGTGTAGGTACATTGACGGATAAACCAAGAAAAGGTAAAAGAAAAGATGGTACACCATATTTAAAACAATATAGATGGCGTTGTACTTTTAGAGATGCTTATTTTGTTTGTTGTATAATATGGCCGTGGGCACACACCAAGTTACCAAAGATTACAAAGGTCATACAACACTATGATCCTGGGACATGCGGAACCTATAATCGACCTAAGATGAATGGTAAAGTGGTGGATCTACAAACATATAAAGAGATGATGAACTTAGAATGAGAAGAAAAAGAAAAAATGTTGTAACTATAAATTTAAATCCTATTAGTTCTAATCATAGACAACCAGGTATATACATACACTACTACGAGGGCCAAGTTCAGTACGTAGGCGAGACTGTAAATGTATGGGATGGTAGACCTTTTAGAGCTAGTCACAATAAACCAGTAGATAAAATAAGATGGTTAAGAGCCTCACAAAGTGATGGATTAAGAAAAAAATGGGAGGCTTACCTTGTATGTAAGTTAAAACCCGTTAGACAAAACGTGAGACAATACGAGGGAGCTGCAAGGAAAGCAGGTTATGTTATTTCTAAAAAAGAAATGAAAAAAAGATTTAGAGAAGAACAGATAAAATTTACTAGAAAAATGATAAAAAATTTAAGAAATATTTTATATGAATATAGTGTGTCACAGAAAGGATACATACCTTTGAGTAAAAATGAAATACAACAAAAATGTAAATATGCTTATTATGATTCTGTAGCCATAACTAATAAGATAATGAACAATGAAGATAAAATGGTTAAGTGGCATAACGATGTGTTATTTAATTATTGTATTAGAAAGAGAAGAGAGATAGAAAACTCTTTATTTGGTCCTTTAAAATGATATTAAAATTTTATTTATGGGTGATGGGTTGGTCCGGTGCGATAAACAGCTGGGCGTGGCGTAGACAGGCTAATATTATCAAGAGCAGGCAACGAAAAGAAAACGAGGAATACCTGGAGGAGTTGAAGAAGAAACTATGACACCGGAACAGGGATTAGGTATGTTGTTTGTCGGAGTCGTGGCTCTGTCGATCGGGGGCGGAATAGCCTTTGTAATATTAAAAAGAGTATACAAACAGATACATAAATCGAAAAGAAGATTCGATGATCTGGAATAAATTATACCAGTACCCAAGTTCTACGAGATCCCTAGTCATGGGTCAAAGACACTACGATGTAGATAACGAAAAGTTACCATCTGTTACAACGATACTATCACAGACACAGACGAAAGAGAAGCAGGAATCGATAGCCCGATGGAAAGCGAAAGTTGGCGAGAATGAGGCAGAGAGAGTCAGGGATCAGGCGGCCAGCCGCGGCAGCAACATGCACCTGCATCTCGAAAGATATATTCTAGGGGCAGGTCACAAGGATCTAACCGACGAGGGACAGGTGGCAGGGGACATGGCTCAGGTGATTATTAACAAGGGTTTATGCGATGTTTCTGAAATATGGGGCAGTGAAGTTGTCCTATTTTACCCTGGTTTGTATGCAGGTCAGACAGATCTGGTTGGTGTCTATGACTATGAGAACTCAATAATAGATTTCAAGCAATCGAACAGGCCCAAACGTAAGGAGTGGATAGAGGATTATTTCTTGCAACTGGCGGCTTATGCTATGGCGCATAACTGCGTTTACGAGTCAGAGATAACCCAAGGTGTAATATTGATGTGTACACCTGATAAATATTTTCAAAAATTTCAAATAAAAGGCAAAGAGTTTATCAAATATCAACACAAATTTCTAGAGAGACTGGATAAATACTATAATGGCAAGAATAAGGCAGAATCATAAAATAGCCATAATTAAAAAGCTAGGTTTTATGCGGTTGATCACCCCACTATAGGTTTTTGGATATTCTTAAATTTGCAAAAACCCTTTTGAAAAAGAGAGGTGATCTGGGGTTGAGGTGATCAGCAAGGAATACCAATGGTTTTAGAGCATAGTATAGTTTAGAACGATTCTAAGATAGGGGCCGCGCGAACATCTGAGATTCCAAAATGGACCTTAAATATTCTGGTAAACCTATAGGGGTCTGATATACACCACCCATGCCAAGAAAACCTAAAAAATCTAAATACAAATCAGTGGTCATCAAGAAGAAAAGATACTACTATTACAAGATCACCTGGATCGATCCGACAGGTGATTCTGGCCATGCTACAGCACATGACTCGTTAGGTTTGATACCATCTACTATGATAACTCACGCATATCTTTTTGAAAAGAATCGTAAGTATGTTTGGACCTTTGCATCTTACGAAGAAGGCGATGAGTTGTTTTCAGATCGTAATGTGTTTCCAATAGGTTGTATTGTTAAGATGGAGAAGATAAGTGAAAGGTGATTAAACTTTTTTAACTCTTGGTAATCTTTTATTTTCTATATTCTTTTTTACATCATCAACACTTACACCCTCTAGCAACGGTGAGTATTCATCAAGAATATTTTTAAGTTCTGTTTCCATTTCTTCTTTGGTCATGTCATCTAACTTACCAGTTCTGATAATCTTTTGTTCGACATACAATCCTGCTGCCTGACCCCTAGACTTCTCTACATTACCAGCTGCAGAGAAAGCACCTTTTTTCAAAGCTGCATCTCTTATTTTTGCTAGCTCTGCTATGTGCTTCTCGTAAGTCACCTCGTATTTCTTTTGATACTCTTCTCTGATCTCACCTATATATTTAACCACAAGTGGATATTTTTTTGGATTCCTGAGTTCTGATGCTCGTACATGTGCTGTGTCTTTGTCATAGCCAGCTTCGATAGCACATTCTGTTGGAGTCTTTCTGCCCTCGTTTGTTACTAGTTCTTGTGCAAACTTTATTTGCATCTCTGTCAATCTCTTTGGTAGTCCCATGATTGACATTTAAAGTAAGTTAGAGTAAAAGTCAATCTATGATAAATGCGAAAGAATTAGCTAGGCAGCTGGACAGGTTTCTTAAATCACCCACATGTCAAGACGCTAGAGTAGTTGTGAAATTACCACAAGGTGAGTTCCATTCTCCAGATGGTCAGTTTGATATTTTATCTATAAGTTTATTTGAGAATAATATTATTGGTGCAAGAGAAAGTCATAGACTTGTGATAGAATTATCTACTCAACAAAGCTGGCAGATGGGCAGTGTAAAGAAAAAGTTGTAGGCTAGAATTACTCTAAAAAACATATGGGACCAGAGGCAAAACTCTACCAATATTTTAAGAAAAACACACCCAATATTTCGTATACAAGAATAGAAAATACAAGCAGTTTAGGTACGCCAGATGTATTGGCATACAATAAAAATAATACTTTTTTCACAATTGAATTTAAAGTAAGTAAAAGTAAAAAGGTGAGGTTCTCACCACACCAAATTAGCTTCCATGTGAAACATCCGAAGAATAGTTTTATCTTAGTCCAGACCCCTGATGCTTGCGGCTTGAAACTTTATGAAGGGTTCAAGATTCGTCAGCTTGTAGCTTGCGGCTTGGAGCTTGACGCTTGTTGCTTGGGGCTTGCGGCTTGTCGCTTGAAGCTTGAGGATCTTTGAGCTTGGCGCTTGAAGCTTGTTGCTTGGGGCCCGGACCAGGACGAACGCTGTCTCCAACGTCGACTGTTTTTTGACTGCTAATTGCCTGGTCCGATTTATTACGTAGCTTACGTAATTCTTTATAATACTTTGGATGTC